AAGCATTGATCGGATGGTTCCTCACGGTCGAAGCGAAACGGCGCGGCAAACCACAAACCGTCATCTCGGTCGCCCACAAACTCGATCTAGGCGTTGCCCTCTTTCAAGATCTCGCCCCGATCCTTGAAGCAAAATTTGGTGCTGAAGCAAAATGGTCATACGGACGCAATGAGTTAACCATGCCCGACGGTTCAAAATGGTTGGTTCGCGCCGCCACTCCAGCTGCAGGACACGGCTACTCGCCCACTCTCATTGTCTGTGACGAAATATGGGACATCTCCACCGAAGTGATCTTCAGCGGTTTGATCCCATCACAGCGCGCACAGAAATCGCCTCTGCTGTCGTGTTGGAGTACAGCGGGCACCGAGGACTCACGCGCGATGCTCAAAATTCGTGAACAGGGTTTGCGCGCCATCGATACCAACACGGCTGGGCGACTCTATTTCGCTGAATGGTCACCGAACCCAGGGGGCGAGAGTGACCCCGCACAATGGCATATGGCGAACCCCGCCCTTGGTCACACATTGGAATTTGAAACCCTGCAGGACGAATCCCAAACACCTGACCGCGCCTCGTTCTTGCGCGCCTCTCTCAACTTGTGGATCTCTTCTAGCCAATCGTGGATCGCACCTGGGCTATTTGACAAATTGCGCGTTGACACCATCCCTGAGGGGGGTGTGTTATGCGTAGATTCGAGCATTGATGAGCAGCAATACTGTGGGATCAGGGCCGTGTTACAGCCCGATGGCAAGATAGGTGTCACCGTTGAATTCGTAGTAGATACGTTGGCAGAGGCATGGGAAGAAATATTGGCCTGCTACCCCACGATTGAATCGCTGGCGCTGGCTGGCGCGCTACACGATTTAGCCCCAATGGAATATCGCAAAAAAGTTTCTGTCGGCTACAAAGAACTTTTGACTTACACAGCAATAGTGCGCTCGATGATGAATGAGGGCCGTCTAGTTCATACCGGCGAACAAATGTTGGCGGAACATATGAACCGCGCGTGTGGTGTTCGTACCCAGCAGGGATATGTGCTTTCATCACAGAAATCGCCTGGCCCAATCACGATGGCGCGTTGCACCGTGTTCGCTGCAGCTCTCGCTTCACGACCCAAATGGAAGAACAAACCCGCAATGGCGACGGGTGGCTGATCATTTCGTATATCTCAAATCTGCCATTGTGAATGATTGTTGCAAATGCAATGATGATTCCAAATGGGAATCTTTAATAAAAAGATCACAGCGCCGAAAGCATATTCGAGCGACATTCAAGCCGGAGCTGCTGGCACTTCCCAGATAGGTTCGTTCCTCACTTACCGGGTCGGCACAAATGAGGAACGCGCACAATCAATCCCAACTGTCAACCGCGCAGCAGACCTGATGGCCTCAATGATCGCGTGTCTAGATATGCAGCAATACACGCTGCAATGGGACCCTGCCGATGAAGATTATGTAGAGATCTATTTGCCTGGTGAATCGTGGATGTCACAACCCGACCCACGGGTGACACGCAACTTCATCATGGCAAATACTTTCCGCGACCTTTTCTACAACGGTCGGGCATTCTGGGCCATCACCTCACGTTATTCAAACGGTTTCCCCGCAACTTTTACCTGGCTCCCAGCCGCCAACATGACGAGTCTCGATATGGCGGGTCCGCAATGGTTCGGTCCCTCGGAACATTTGTTGTTCAACGGACAGGAACTTGACTCAACAAACGTCGTCCAATTCTTGTCGCCAATCCCAGGCTTACTGTTCCAAGGTGCGCGCGCCGTATCAATAGCCCTTCGACTTGACTCAGCTGCAGAACGATTCGCGTCCACCGAAATTGCGGCGGGATATTTGCAACAACGTGGCGGCGAACCGATGTCTGCTGAAGATCTGGGCGAACTTGCAGGCGCATGGGCAAATGCACGACGTCAAAACTCAATTGGCGCACTCAACGAATTTGTCGAATGGAAAGAATTCAGTTCTGATCCATCAAAACTGCAGTTAGTAGAGGCGCGCGAGTTTTCCAGTCTTGAACTCGCACGAACCGCGAACGTCCCGCCATACCTCGTTGGAATCGGTACGACCGGCATGACATACAACAACGCTCAACAGGCGCGACAAGATTTGTACCTGTTCGGCGCGAAACCATATATCGATTGCATTCAAGAAACTCTGTCAATGAACACAATTCTTCCGCGCGGTCGCCATGTGAAATTTGATCTTGAATCATATTTGAATGACTCAAACATCATGCCCGAAATACCAGTTGAGCAACCAGTACCGAACGCGCCGGCACCATCGCCAGCGCCTAACCAGCAGCAGGTTTCAGAATGATCCAATTCATTGCACAAGATCTCACTATCGATGCGGGAGCGGGAGACAACGCTGCACCTAAGCGCCAAATCTCTGGCCTTGCCGTTCCTTGGAACACCGAGGCCACCGTTTTAGGTGGTCAAAAAGTCATTTTCTTACCAGGCTCTTTGCCTGAGGATGGCCCCGCACCGAAACTGTTAGAAGAACACGCTGGCCTGCCTGTTGGCATGGTCACCGCGCGCCAATCAACCGATCAAGGAATGATGTTCACAGCAAAACTTGCTGAAACGTCACGCGGCAACGACGCAATGGCGCTGCTCACTATGGGCGCTATTGATTCCGTGAGCGTTGGCGCGAATCCAATCAAATTTAAGTTTGACAAAAACGGCACGATGGTTGTTTCATCCGCTGATTTTGTCGAATTGTCACTCGTCAATCAAGGTGCGTTTTCGGACGCAAAAATATCTGACGTAGCAGCTGCTCTGAAACGTGAACAGATCGGCGTCTGGGTGGAAACACCCGATGAAGAAGAATCCAACCCAGCATCACAACCCACCGAAGAAAAGGAAACACCAATGTCCGAAGCAATTGAAGCACAGCCTGAGGTTGTGCCAACACCAATTTTCGCTACCGCGAAACGCGAATTCAAACTTCCATCAGCAGCCGAATACATCGCCACGTTTTTGCGCGGCGGCAACGATTTCTCACAGTTGCAAGACAACATTCGTGCAGCTGCTCCAGTAGCCCCATACATCGATACGGAAAGCAACCCTGGGATTTTGCCGACGCCGATTGTGCAACCCGCTTATAACAACTTTCGTGGCTTGCGCCCTGTCATTGATGCTGTGGGTCCTAAGGCGATGCCGACCACGGGCCAGGTATTCATTAGGCCTTCAGTAACAACTCATGTTTCTATGGCTGCTCAAAGCGCACAAAACGCAGCATTGCAAACCGGCACACTCAAAACCACCAGCAACCAGGTAACAAAACTGGCTTATGGCGGATACGTCACCATTTCCGAACAGGACATGGACTGGTCAGATCCCAACATCATCAGCCTTGTACTCGATGACATGAGCCGCATCTACGCCAACCAGACCGATGACGTAGCAGCTGACAACCTTGTTGCCGGTGCAACCACCACCGCAATTTTGTCGAACGCCAACCTTGCTGACCCAGCAAAAGTTGTTGCGTTCATGTATGACTCTGCATCAACAATCTTGTCGGGTTCAAACGGCAACTTGCCAACTCACCTTTTCTTGTCAGCAAATATGTTTGCTGCACTCGGAAAATTGAGCGACACAAGCGGTCGCCCATTGTTCCCACAGACAGGCCCGATGAACGCTTACGGTTCATTGTCGCCAGGTGCTACTGAGAGCGTTGCTTTCGGTTTGCGCGTTGTCGTTGACCGCAACTTCGCTGACGGAACCATCATTGTTGGTGACTCGACCGGCTACGAAATCTTCGAGCAGCAAAAAGGTGCCCTATCAATCGACGTTCCTGCCTCTATGTCACGCACAATAGCCTGGCGGGGGTACTTCGCAACCTTGATGATTGACGCTTCAAAGTTCGTCAAGCGCACCGCTTCCTGATACCGAACTGCTAGCAAAGGGATTATTGCAAAATGGCCGCGTTTACTATTACGCACACGCAACGTCAAGACAACGTGGCTATTTTGCAAACCCTTGAAACAACCGACATCGCTATAGGCCAGTCGATCACCGTTAGCGGCAACACCGCTTTCAATGGCACATACATTGTTCAGGCAATCCCCCAATACCTGTTCAAAGGCGTTGACATTTATGGTGATTGGCTTTTCAACTACGACGTCATCATCCCGAACCAAATTTTGGTTAACCAGACTGGCGACTATTCAGTTCGCGCAGCTGCAACAGGCACAGTCACTTGGACACAAACCTGCACCTGGATCACCAACCAAAACGTGCTTGACGCTCTGGGCATCTCGCCCGCAACGGCAAATGACACCACCTTCGTTACCACCTGCACGGCGGCGGCTAACGCTTGGGCGTTCCGAAAGAGAGTCGAAGCGGGATACTCCGATTCTCTTTCAACGTCGCCTTCTGCCGATGCAACCCTGGGAACGACTTTTTATGGGATGAGCCTGTATCGACAAAGGGGAAGCGTTGATTCCTATGCGTCTTTTGAATCAATGTCAACTGGCGCGCCGACTGCTTCAATGGGCGAAATTATGCGCCTGCTGGGCATCAATAGGAGTCAGGTCGCATGAGTGCCACGGGTGTATTTGCAGAGGCTCAGGCGGCTCTTGCGGGCCGTCTAGACGCGCTAGGAATTGTCAACACCGCTGACCCACGTAACGCCCGCCCCATGTCGGTTCTTATTGAGCCGCCATCGTTCACAGCGTTCACTTTCAACGTCCTCAAAATGACGTTCACCCTTCGCGTTCTGGCAGCCCCCCCAGGTAACCAGGACGCGATTGATTACCTCTACACCACCATCGACACGATTATCAACACCACCACCATCGACGTATTGGAAGGCCGCCCATCGCTCACCACGATCGGCGGGCAAGACATTCCGTCTTATGACCTCACCGTTGCTGTGGGCACACAGCGGCAATAACCCAGGAGAAAAAATATGGCAACCCTTACCTTTCTAGGAAACGCAACAGTCAACATCACCCCAACAGGCGGCACCGTTGTTGACGTTTCAGACCAATGCACAAAATGCGAAGTAACAGTCGGTTACGACTATCTCGAATCAACCGCATTCGGCGACACAGGCCACCGTGCCGTTCAGGGCTTGCAAAAAGTCACCTGCAACATGGACTTGTTTCTTTCATACGGCGTTGGCGAAGTTGAAGAACTGATGTCAAAAATTCAGACCGCTGGCAGCTGCATCATCTCCATCACACCAAGTGGCAGCAGCCTGAGCGCATCAAACCCGAAGGTGACGATTACGAATGCCACACTTGATGCCGACCATTTCGTGATGTCATCTGTGGGCAACCTCGCAACCGTTTCGTTGAGTTTCACAAACGGCACCTGGGCGCGCATCATCGCTTAAACATTTCTCTTTACCGTGCAAAGGAAATCATGCAATTATCAATCAAAGTCAACATAGGCGAAGAAGATTTTGTTGTTCAAACAAACCTGTACCACATCGTTCAACTAGAACGAAAATACAAAATCAAAGCATCCGATTTGGGTGCCGGCGTTTCAATTGAACAACTCGGTTTCCTTGCCCATGAAGCAGCCAAAACAGGCAACTTCAACCCGCCACTACAACTTGATGACTTCCTCAAAAAGTTGGTCACGCTAGAAGTTGTGGACACAGCCAACGCAAACCCTTCCAGCG